CCTTGCGCTAATTCAGTAGATGATGATTTTTTCCCACTTTCTGCGATAGGAATATCATATTTTATAGTTTGACCGTTTGAAATATTAAAAGATGTAGATGTAATCATTCCGACATAAAGGTTTTCGTTGTGATATAGAATAACTGCGTCTCCACTTTCAATACTAGGATTTCCTAAGATATCGCACTCAAATTTTCTACCAAGATTTGGTAATACTAAATTCTCGGAAAGATTTAGACATATATCTGCGCTTGTATTCTCTACGATAAATGGGTTATCGTCAATATAGTAGATAAGTCCTTGCGCTCCTGGTGGCAAAAGTGAAGTCTCACCATAATCGGAAGTTGTACCAAAGGCTTTAACTGATACCCCATCAACTGATGTATTGTCTGTTGCTACAGATATGCTCTTAAACCTTGTGATTAAGTGATAATTTGATGTTGAAGTAAAATCTCCGCCATCATATTGAGTGGTTTCGTTATAGTTAAAATCTCCACCGTCAATTGATACACCGCTTGAATAAGGATTTGACGTATCAAAATATCCACCATCAATTGTATTTGGCTCATATCCAAGGTTTATTGCATCGTGTAGTATTAGAAAGCCATCTACATCAAAACGAGCATTTAAGCAACACATTTGGCACATATAGGATAATACTTGTCGGCAAGTCATACTGTCATATCCATTAGGAAGTCTAGGGATGATTTTATTCCAAATTACATTTGCAGCCGATGTTGGAAAATACCAACTTATGCCTAAAGCAAGGCACATTTGAGTTATAACAGTATTAGGTGCCCAACTTCCCCATACAGTAGGATTTACGTCAATGAATGGTCTATCAAATAATACCATTCTATCAAGCGCTGTAAGCGTAATCACACTATTGGATAACGTACACTCGTCAACCTTGTATATGCCCTTTTTTAGCCACTCTGTGCCGTTAGGCAATACTAAACCCACCCAAGCTGTAATCTCTGCGTTAGCGAAGTCGTAGTTGTTAAAATCACCCTCTATATTGTTAATGGATAAGGTAAGTTGATTAATTACCGCTCCACCAATAGGAAAAGATTGTCCGCTTGATATATCATCATCAATAGTAAGTCCACCAACTATAATATCTTTATCTTCAATCAATAATTCTGTTGCATCAGCTAAGGTTACGTTACATTTAGCAGTAAACTTAGGGGCAGTTGCCCCAAAGCCTGATACTGTCTTTCTAAATTCTGTAGTTGTTGAAAGCATTATTGTGCCCCTTTCTCAGTTAATGTTATTTCTACACCCTCATACATTTTAGTGGTATTATTCCACATCTTTTGAGCAAACTCACTTATAGATGTGAGTAGAAATATACCGCTCTTATCTGTGTTAGTTGGTGTATCGGTGTAAATTGCGGTTATCGGTAACTTTACCATATTGCATAAAGTTGTAGCTTGCGCAGGTGTTAAATCTGCTGTTTTAAAAGTTAATACTCTTTTTGTGACTATGTTGGATACATGATCCGTTCCGTCTAAAGTTTGAGTAGTGTCTCCAAGCGGAATGATATTCACTCCGCAAGAATAACTCACTATCTTAAATGTGTTGCCATTAAGTGTTATATTCATAATCTCCCTTTCTATACAGGTAAAAGTCTTTTGATATCTCTTGCTTGCACTTTTGATACTGCATCGGATATTACTCGCCCATCAAGTGTAGTCACATTATGAATGGTTATTTCTCCACCCATTCCACCGCCTGCCTTTTTAAGTGCGCTTGCAATTATTCCATCAATTTTTTCGATAGGCATTACCGCCTCGCCTGCTGAATTTGGATTCTCTCCGACCATAGCAAGAGTTGGTCTTGTAACGATACCACCCTCTGCCAAATATTCTAATTTATCAATATCAAATCCAAATCTTTCACCACCAATTTTAGGCACCCAATTTGGTATTTTAATATTGATTTTATTAATTGCACCGATTGCGGTATTAATTAAGCCGATTACTCCGTTAAATGGGATTTTAAAGAAGTCGGCAATGCTACCGAATATACCTGCAAATATATCAGATATCCCTTGAAGTGCTGTGGTTAAATCTCTACTGAATACTCCTTTTACAAAATCGATTATGCCTGTAAATACACTTTTAATATCGCCAAAGATATTTCCAATATTTATAAACAATGCATTGAATGGCTCTCCTAAAAATCCTATCTTTTCGCTCCAATCAGTAGTAAAAATTCCACCGATAAAATCAACTAAACCCTCAAAAAACCCAACTATTCCGTCAATAGCACCCGCTATTCCGTCAGCCATATCAACAAACATCTCGTGCATTCCGTTGGTTATGCTATCCCAATTATCCGACAAGACAACACCTGCTGCAATTAACAATCCTATGGCAGCTATAACTGCCATTATGATAAGAATAACAGGGTTTGTTGCAAGCAAAACATTTATCGCAAGTATTGCAGGGGCTAATACTAATAATGCAGCAGTAAGTCCGCCAACAACAAGCACTATTTCTTGAATAGTAGGGTCTAGTTCGTTAAACCAAGTCACAAGAGCGGTCACTCCGCTTGTTATATCTGTTAGTATTGGAGCAAGAGTTTCTCCAAGTTCTGCGCTCGCAATTGTGAATTTTGTTGTGCTTTCCTTGCCTTTTACTAGGGCATCGTTAGTTCTTCTATATTGTTCGTCAAGGTCTGTAAGTCCCTCGTTAACAAGAGTATTAAGTGCAAAATCTTGCTTATCTGCCTCGGTTGCAAGTTGTGACATTGTTATATTAAAATCATCAACATTTACACCTAGCCTAGCTAATAATTCTGAATAAGCGCCTGCTGCCTCGCCTGTTGCTAAAGTTTCTTGAATTCCGTCAGCTAAACTTTCAATTTTCAATGTATCAGGAAATTTTATAACTGCGCCTGATAAGGCACTAATTGCTGTGGTCATTCTTTCGGTATCAAACCCACTTGCCATAAGGTTTGCGAGCGCCTCAGTGTTTGCTCCTGCATCTTCTGATACTACTGAAAATCTAACCAAAGCATCTTTAATATAATCAGTTCCTATACCTGCGTTCGTTGCTGATAATTCAAGGAAAGATAAACTTGTTCTAAGTTCTTCTGTTTCAGTTATTATTGCTCCAACAGATGCAATCATTGCCGATCCTGCTGCTGCCATTCCTGCTTTCAGTCCGTCAAGTTTATCCTCAGTTTTGTCAAAACTTTCCCCTAAGTCATCGGTCTTGCTTTCAACTTTTTTAATCGAACTGCCTGCGCTATCAATTCCGCTTAACTCATTTTCGAACTTTTCAAGTTGTGACTTCGTTTGAATAATCTCTCTTTGCAGTTTTCTCCAATCTTCTTCGCCAATATCTCCATTAGCTAATTGTTGACTTGCTCTTTCACTTGCATTTTCAAGTAATTTTAACTTTTCACTTGTTCCATCGATAGCATCAGCAAGTATTTTTTGCTTTTGCGCTACCAACTCGGTATTGCCTGGATCAAGTTTTAAAAGCTTTTCAACTTGCTTTAATTCGCCTTGCAATCCTATTGTGGTAGTATTTACTGATTTTAAAGCTTTTTGCAAAGGTGCTACATTACCATCTATCTCAATAGTAATGCCTTTAATTTGTCTTGCCATATATCAACCTTTCTAGAAATTGTCAAAATCTCTTTGAGTAGCCTTTTTAACAACATCTTCTTTATCTTCTTCTTTTAAATTCTCGTTTGACGATGTTACCAATATATCAAATATCATACCAGGTGTGAGCATATTAAAATCCGATAGCGAAAAACCTCTCTCAACCATTCTTAGAACAATCTGCTCCGTTGTTAGGTCAAAAGAGGTCTGCTCTTTATTTTCGCTATCTTCTATTTTTTTTGGCTCTTAACATTAGTAGTCAAACAAGAGTTAATCATTTCGATGACTTCAGGAATAATATCTACAAGTGGAAATTCTGAAAAAGTATCTAACCATTCCATAGGTGGCTCTATCTCAGGGTTTGCTGTTTTTGCTAAAGTCCAAATTAGATTATAGAATAACTCTAGGTCGAGCGATCCTATATCTTCCAACTCTCCATCTGCATTAACTGCGTTTTTCATCTTATAGATGTCCTGAATTGCATCTTTATGGAACTGCGCTTTATATCTTAATAAAAATGCTCCTGTGCTTTTAAACTTTATCTCTCTTCCATCAATCTTTACGATTTTCTCCATTATTTAATCTCCTCTTAAGCTGTAATAGTTAATGCAATAGTAACTGCGTTGCCCTTTTCAAATTCAACAACGAGTGTATGAAGTCCATTAGTAAGGGTTTTGAGATAAACATCGTCAATCGATACATTTACTCCTGTTACTGTAAGTGATACACCAGGAACATTCAAGCCATCAACCATAACATTTTTTACTGTGTTAGTAACATCTGTTGATGTGTTATCAATAGCTTTATCCACTGATGTAGCCTTGCTAAAAGTAATAGCCGCCGCACTTGTAGTATTAACTGCTGCATTTTTAACATATACTGCTGTAAAAAATGTGCTGTAAGGTGTTGTGCCATACTCAACTTTAGCTTTTACATCTCCTGTATCAACTGCAGGTCTTACTTCAATAGCCATGCTGTCCGTCTTAACTTCCTTAGTATTTGTATGTGTTCCACTTTCAATGCTTGGTCTTGATACTTTAACGTTATAATTTACATATCTTGTCTTGTTTGCGTCTCCGTCAAACTCGAACATTAAAGCTATTCTTTTAACTACTGCATCTTTGTTCTCAACAAGAACTCCGTTAGCATCTAGGGTTTCACCAAATACATCAATTTTAAATTGGTCAGGGATAAGTGCAACTTCTAAATTGCCATCATACCCATTGTTAGTATCTTTTGAGTAGTACTCACTATCATCTGCATAGAAAGTAACTGCCTCTCCTGTTGCATTCTGTGTGAGAGTTACTGCTCCAGGAATACTTTTAGGTGTTCCGTAACTTACCACTCCGTTACTTTCGGTAACTACTGCGTAATATACGTTCTTTAAGCCAAACTTTACTTTATTAGCCATATTTCCTCCTATATTTGTATCGAATAAGTTATCTGATACATATTTTCGCTTGATATATATATCTCTGATTTATCAAAGAAAATATCGTTGCTTTCAAACATATTTTCTAGTTGACTTTCAACTGATTTCTGTTTCTTTTCTGTGTATAATTCCACTGAATAATTTTGAATTTTAGAATAAACCTTGTTATCCGCTCCAAAGTTGTCAGTGTCTGTTTCCATATAAATTATATATGGCAATGCTTTAACCTCGGTAAAATGATTATATCCCACAGGATAGCCGAGAGATTGAAGTAATGCGTATAAATTCATTTAGTCAACTCCTTAATCACTTCTTTTTGTACGAACTCTTCAACTGATGCGATATGCGGATAGGCTTTTGTTCTTCCACCGCCTCTGTTTGCGTGTCCGTACTCTAAAAGATGTGTTAATTGGTAGTTTGTCGAGTTATGAACTGTAAATGTATCAGGTCCATACATGTTCTTAACTCTTTTTACTTTCCAACCCCTTATATAATCTCCATTATTTTTAGGGGAAGTACTTTTTAATTTAGATACTGCTTGCTTTGATACATAGGCGGCTACTAAGTTTAAATTTTCTACAAAATCATTTGAGAATTCATTTAAAATCTCGCTGATTTCAATGTTTAAATCTTTCATTAACCCAACCTCTTTTCACAATAAAGTTCTATCATTTCATTCTTTACTGAAAACACTCTGTAAATAGTGTAAATATCACTGTTAAATCTGATTTCTTTCTGCTCAGTATAATCACACTCTCTAATTTTGAACATTGCAGCAGGTTTTATTCCAATAGTTCCGCCATTGAAGAACTCCGCTCGCTGTATAGGGTTTTTTTCTGCCATTACTTGCACATAATTAACAGTTTCGAGTTCCTGTCCTATCTCATCAAATGTTATAGTTTTTGTAACTAATTCAATAACTTGATTAAACATTAGATCACCTCGGTGTATTCCGCACTTAAACATAAATGCATCTTTAAAGATTGATAGGTTTTATCGTATCGTTCCATATCAGTGTTACCGATACCAAAATTTGATTTACAATATAACTTAATTGCTCTTACAAGTAAGCTATCAGGTGTGGCAGTATCAAGGGTTAGTAGCTTGCTATTAATGATGCCTGCTAACTTTAAATCTAAGATAGCACTATCAATTAATTCGGTTATTTCACTATCAAAGGCATTAGTAACTATCCTTAAATCACTTTTTACTTCTTCTATTAGCATTTACACCACCTGCTTTCTTTGGTGTTTCTTCCAATAATGTTTCACGTGAAACATTTTCTCCTATGACTTCAACAAGTTCTCGGCTAGAGATACGCTCTAGCCTTTTTGAACTTATATCAAACACTTCGCCAACTTGACGATGCTTTTTTTCTTGTAAGTCATAGATTAATTTCAATGCCCTTACTTTCATTCAGCACCTCTTTTAAACTGCTGGTGTATTTCTGATTAATGCAAATGCCTTAGTATCGAGAACAGCGCCATCAACTACTGTATAAGCTGAGTAATCTGTTTCTCTAGCTTTGATGTGTTCTTCTGTTAATACTGACATTGGTTCATTAGTGTTCATAATGTAACCTGCGTTAGCATTACCGATTAAGATTGAGCCATCTGTGATGCCTGCATCTGTCTTAACTACCATACCGAACATTCTACCTACACCACCACTTGTTACATCTGGTATAAACAATGGTCTGCCCTGTCCATCAACAAGATTTGCAATCTGTGTCCAAATAGTTTTGTTGTTAGCATAGATAGATGCACCTGCAAGATATGATGAATGAATTCTTGAAATAGCATCTGTGAAATCTGAATAAGCTAATGGATCAGGTGTTGTTGCCTCAGGATCATATGATACAACCTGTGGTGTCTGACTTTCTCCAAGTAAAGCTGTTTCAATACCCTCAGGCTGTCTTGGTGTTGCTGTTGAGCCTAATCCTGTTGATACAGATTTTCCGAGTGCCGCGCCAATTCTATCAGCTAATTCCTGTGTAATGTAAGGTATAAAATCTTCAACTGCCATAGATTTGAGTTTCCATGAGATAGTAACTGTTTTAGCAAGTTCACAACCGGAAAGAGAAATCTCTCCAAATGTGTTTTGCTCGTCTGCCGTAGCTGTTCCCTCGCCATAAAATGCCGCATCTCCTACTGCAATAGCTGTATGCTTTTTAACTGTAAGAGTGCCTGTTACATTAAATTTCTTTACATCTCCTAATAAAGGGTACTGTTCACCTATTCTTGACCAAATACCTGCCACAACTGTTTCAGGAATTAATACTGCTGTATTTCCTGTAGTATGTGTGTAAGCATTTGAAAAAGCTGCATTCTTTTCATCGAAGATTACTTTTTCTTCATCAGACATTGTCTGTGACATCATTGATTTTGCCCACGCATTTTCATAAGTTGTTTTCTTGTCGATAATTGTATTTTTCACTGTTTCATCAACCTTTCTTCCGTCTACTTTAACGGATACGTTTTCTAACTCAATACCAATTGCATTGTCTTTTAATGAATTAATATTGGCACTCAATAATTCTAGCTGTTTTGCGTTTTCAACACTTGCGCCAAACTCTGCGTCTAGCTGTTCGATTTCTGCAATAACATTTTCTGCATCTGATATTTTCATTTCAGTTACAAATAATTCAGCCTGAGCAATTAGTTCTGCTCTTTTTTCATTGTAAACAGTAATGTCCATTACTCTCCACCTTTCTTTAATTCGTTTAATTTGGCTTTGATTGCATCTAGCTTACTTTCTTTTTCTGCCCTAATACTCTCTAAAGCCTTGTTAACCACTTCCATAGGTAGAATACCATTAGTTACACTTGCTGTCAAAGATAATTGTTCTCCGAACATTATTTCATCGGCAAACTTATGCTCTATTGCCATTTGTGGTGTAAGCCATGTTTCTTTGTCCATCAACGCAAGGACTTCTTCTTTGTTCTTGCCTGTTCTTAATGTGTAAGCATTTGCGATTGTTTCGTTCACACCTTGTAAGATTTCAGCAGTCTTGTTCATATCTCTGTAATCTCCACTTGATGATGCGCTTGCGTTGTGTATCATAATCTGCGCTGTTGGGCTCATTAAAATCTTATTGCCTGCCATCGCAATTACACTTGCAGCGCTTGCCGCTATTGACATAACCTTTACAGTGACAAATCTTTCATATTGTTTTAACAACGAGTAGATTTCGCTCCCTGCAAAAACATCTCCACCGCCTGACATTATTTCCACCTCTAAATCTTCGCCGTTAGCTGAATTTATTGCATCCCTTATATCATTTGGCGCAGTGCTGTCGATTTCGTACCAATCATAAACAACTTTTAAATCGTTTGATACGATTGCACCTTTAACTAAAACTTTTTTCACTCTTTACTCCTCTCTAGGCTTGTTGTAACGTGCCTGTATCTTTTCTAAGTAGTGCTACATCTCCACCATCTATCGGTGACCAATTAAGTATATCTCTTAATTCGTTAGGTGTCATTATTCCACGATCAATAAATTGGACTAATTGTAGTTTTGTGCTTATTGATGCGTAAGTAAGGCTTGCGCTTTCAAATAAAATTTTATTACCTGTACCACGTTCACGTCTTGTAAATAACTTTCTTGTGAACTCTTCAGATAACTGCTTGATTACAGGCTCGATGCTTGTTTCGTAGTAGCTTAACCATTGGTCCTCTGTGTACTTCGCTTGTACGATGTTATCATTCGTATTAAAGAATGAATAAATCCTTTGCGTGGTCTTGTCTAACTGCGCCGCATTTGGAACGTAATCATTAGGTGTTACCTGCTGTGCGTCAAATTTTGCATCTGTTGCCGCCGCACCAACACTTTGAGAAGTTTCGGTGTTCAAAAAACTGTCGACAAACTTCTTTGTCTGCTTTTCCATATCCTCAGGTCTTATTGTTCCATTAAATTTAAGCAACCACTTAATTAGATTAGAATTCTTAACTGCATTAACAATACCTTGGTCTGTGGTATTTACTATCTCCATTAAAGGTGTTAGTGCGCTCGCAGGACTTTCTCCAAAGATTTCGTTATTATTAAAATCTTTCCTTAGATGGATAATGTCTGTATACTTAAATATAACAGTTTTTCCATTCTGAGCGAGAATAAATCTTATATAAAGTATTCCGTCTTTCTTTACTGCCTCAGCACTGCTTGCGTTAACAGGATAAATTTCCATTGCATATCCATTCTCATCCCTATTAATATAAGCAAAAGCATTGTTGTTGAGTTCTAGTTGTGTGGCAAGCTTTTCTTGTAGCATCTGCCCTGTCATATATGGGTTAGGTTCTTCCAAAAGGAAACGGATATAAGGCTCAGGGTTTGTTGCTATGCTTTTTCCGCTTTGTGTAATGGTTTCCCTTATATGTTTACCAATAATCTTTCCAACTGCTTGCGCTTTAGGTCTTATACAAGCTCTAATTATATCACTTTGATACAGTTTTCCATTATACGCATAAAATGTCGAGCCTGTTTCTGTTATTAATTGATATTTTGATACAGTAACTTCGTTATTTACTGATTTTTTTCTAAATAATCCCATTATACTCCTTTCTCAAACCAATTAATTACAATGTTAATATTTGTATTAGTTTTGGATTTGTTTTGAGCTACAAAATATACTTCTGAATTTGGTCGAACAACGAATGCCATCGCATCTCCATCAACTCCGCCACCTTTTGCAGGACCGCCACCGACTGTGTTCATTCTTTCGACCGACCTAGTTCCGAGTTGGGTATAAGTTGGTGTGTGATAAATATCTGCTGTCGGTGTTTCGCTTTGCATATGATTTCTATTAGTGATAAAATGTGGTGTTCCTGGGGAAGTGGTTACAACATCGTGATGCGTACCGAAGAAACAAAATCCATCACTTGCCACTGTGTAATTTACATAGCAAAACTTACTTCCTGTGGTCATTCTCATTACTGCATATCCGTTACTCGGTACAGCATTAAAGATTTTTCCACTTGCAAAGCTGTATCCGTTTTTAATGGCGATATATGGCATTGTGTTCATTACTAATTCATCTCTATCATACACTGAATTGAAGATGTCGGCAAGATTTACTGTAAATCCATCTTCTTTAACGTGCCTGCCATTTTGCGGATGCATATCATTGATTTTTTTATACATACAATTCCTTTCTTTGCTAAATTAAATTTAAGTAATCATCTTGATTATTTATTAAACATATATAAGCATCTAATAGCGATGCCACGCCATCGATTCTTCTTGTGGATTTGCTTGTCTTAATTAAAGCAATGTTATCATTTCTATCAACTTCAATTGCTGAATTGGCAAGGCACCATTTAAGCATTGGGTTATTGTTGTAAATAATCTTTTTTGCGGATAAATCTGCTGCAAATACTTTCATCGGACTACTAAATGTCTTTGGACCTTGTACAATCTTCTCGAGCGAATGTTCCCCGAAGTTATCTTTCAATTCATCTACGATATATTGTGAATTCCAACTATCAAAGCCGATTTTATACATATACAAATCATATTTTTCTTGTATCTCAACAAACCATTTTACCACATCTTTATAATTTATCTTATTACCCTCTGAAAGTCTTAAATATCCATTAAGATGCCACTTATCGTAAGGTGTCTTATCATATTTTACCCTTTCTTCGAGCAACTCTTCAGGTAGCCAATACATCTGCTCAACGTATAAATTATCATCATTTGGTATTTTAAATATTACTGTAGCACAAGTCAAATCTGTTGTGTTCGATAAATCTAAACCGCCGATACAATAACGAGGTTTCAATTCGTTTATATCGAATTTCTGTTCGTTGTTTAGTTGTTCAAATCTAAGCCAACTCTCATTGCTAGTCTGTCTAATATTAAACTCTTTACAGAGTACATTTTTAGCAATTACAGGGTTGTTCTTTGCTCGATTAACCTTATCTCTTAAATAATCTACAGATTTACTTACTCCTAAATTAGGGTTAGCCTTTATCCACATCTTTTCATCGTACATTTCTTCGATTTTATCCAACTCATAGATTAATGGAAGTGTTCGCTCATCTTTGTATCCATCTACTTGGTCATATCCTGCGATTATATTTTCGCATTCTTCATAAATCTCATCGTATATATCTTCCCTTACTGTTCCTGCCGTAGATGTAATTGATATCATAGGTTGTTCTCTTGCCGATATACCATCCACGATAATATCATATAATGGACGTCCGTTTCTCCATTGTTGAATTTCGTCAAGCAATGCTCCATGTACGTTTAAACCATCCATTGTATTACTGTCTGATGCAAGCGCCTTAAATACTCCATCATTACTTTCACATCTTAACTCGTTTATGGTAGCTTTTACCCTTTTCGATAACACAGGGGATTTATTTCTCATTCGCTTACTTTCCGACCATATAATCTTAGCTTGTTCTTGCTTGGTCGCTACTGCATATATCTCAGGTCCGCTTTCTCCATCTGCTGTAAGAAGATAATTCCCCTCGCCTGATGAAAGAAGTGATTTACCATTCTTTTTCCCCACAATTAAAACTTTTCTTTGATACTGTCTAAGTCCATCAATGTTTATAAACCCGTATTGAGCCTCAAACATTGCTTTTTCCCATAACTCTAAGATTATAGGCTTTCCACCCATCTTGCCTTTTGAGTGCTTTAAGTATTTTTCGAAAAATCTTATAATATGCTCTCCTCTTTGCTGTGAATAAAAATACTCTGCGTCAGTGTCCAGAACTTTGTCTGCTAATCTTCGATACACCTTGTGGATTTTATCACACGCAATTATATCTCCACTTTCTATTTTTGCAGTATACAGCAGTATGTTGTTATTATCCTCAGTAAACATAGCTTATTCCCTCTCAGCTGCAAAATCATCAAAGCCATCACTCTCAGGCTTTTCTACTTTCTTTGGAACTAGATCCGTAAGCTGTTTAATTATGCTTTGGTAGTTTTTATTCATAGTATTGTATAGTCTTATAACAGGTCTTTCTCTTTCATAAGGCGCTGTCTTTTCACTTTGAGTAAACATTTCGATGTATCCGTTATTATCGATATCGTTTTCCCAATCTTCCAAAGTTATGAGCATATAAGCAGCTCGATTTATCAGTCCTTGGATAATACTCTTGTTATCTTCTTCCACATCTCGATAAATATATCTTAATCTTTCTTCTTCTTTCGTGATGCGCTTTTCTTTCGATAAGTCATTCTTTTTCGCCATAAAATTATCTCCTTTTTCTTCTGTTTTGTTGTGTTTTGGTAGGTGGGGCTCGTGCGCCATTATCTGCATTATTTAAAGG